CTGATAATCAAGTTAGAATAGTTATCAAAGATAATGCGTCAAACGAATTAGCAAAATCTATACAATCAATATCAGATGCTAATTACTATGGTCATAATTATACTTCATGTATGTTAGATGTAACAGACGTAACAGCCAATTCTAATAAAGTTACTTTTGAATTTGAAGATGTTGGAGGTACTGGGGAAAGTTCGTCAGCAAAACTAGATGGAAGTACGAGCTATAATTCAACTCATGTTGTATTTACAAGACTAGGCGATACATGAAACCTTGCGATTGTAATTTTAAAGAACAAGAGTGTAATTGTGGGGAATGATAAAACCTTTTGTAATAGGCACGATACTAGCCCTAATAATAATTTTTTTTCTTAATAGTATGATGAACTCAGCTATGGCTGAGACGAATACAGTATCATCAACAGTAGTTACAAACTCAACACCTCCAACTGCAAATAGTCCAAGTGTAGTAGTAAATAATTCAGATATTTGTAAGACAGCTGTAGCAGGAGCTGTGCAGACTCAAATACTTGGAATTTCCTCAGGCGTTACAGTGCGTGACGAAAATTGCGAACGACTAAAACTATCACGCTCACTTTACGCAATGGGCATGAAGGTGGCGGCAATCTCAACTCTTTGTGCTGATAGTCGAGTTTTTGACGCAATGTGGAATGCAGGCACATACTGCCCATATAATGCAAGCATAGGGGAAGATGCTAGGAAAGGTTGGGAATCAAATCTAGATGATATTCCAGAAGGTAGCTTAATATTTCAGAATATTACAGAGGCTAGAATAGAAGAAAAAGAACAAACCGTAAGGGATTTAAATGATTTTGAAAAATTTGTTATTGTCGGCATGGCTATGTATATTGGTATGCCTATCATTTTCTAGCAAAGCTGTAGATTGCACAACCGATACAGTAGGATTATGTACTCCTACGATTGAACAAATCATTGAAGAATCAAGCATAGAAACTATTGAATTTCAAGCAGACGGAATACTCACTACAACCGAAACTACGACAACTACGACAACAACAACAGTTGCTAATCAAGACTCTAGCGATTTATTAGATGGCGATAACGATTTTGTAACTTCAAAATATGAGGGCGATATGGATATTGACTGGGGAGGTCAAGGACCCGCATCAATGCCTAGTGGCTCTTCATGTGGTCAATTAGGAACTGATAAATGTGCAATGATTACAGGCAGTGGAAATGGAACAAGTACAATGGGAGTTTCTGGAATGGGAACGACATTTATTCAAACTGTTAATGTTTCTGATCTTAATATAACTCATGGTGGCAGAACTAATTATACAATCAAGGTAGAAAAACAAGATGCTCAAGATTCTATCTATATGCATATTACAGGAAAGAACGGAACGACAAATGTATTTAGTGGTACAGATATTTTAAGTGCTAGTGGCACTAATAGTGGTTATAAATCATATGAAGGTGGATTTGACTTTTCAGGAAGTATTACATCTGTCATTATAGAAGTAGGCGGTAGAGATATAAATCTTGCCATAGGACCCATGTTCGACGACGTTTCCGTTCGGATTTTGTATAACGTTATCAGTACCATTGTTGAGCAAACAATAACGAGTGTTGAAATGTTTGTCGCTTATAATATTGATGCACCAGAGGAAGTTATAGATATTGTTGAAGATATTTTTGATTCAAATATGCCTATTGAAACTGATGTAGGTTTAGATTTTGAACCTATTGAAATTGAAGAAGTAAGTTATGAATCTGTTGAAATAGAAATAGCAGAAATAGAAATTGAAGAAATTCAAGTTGTCAGTGTTGATCTTTCGGAATCTGAAACTGTTGAAGTTAATGTGGTTGATGTTGAAACAGAAATTGAAATGGAAATAGAAATGGACTTAGATGTTGATGTGGAAGAATCAACTGATGTTGAGCCAACGACACAAGAAGAAACAGAATCAACACAAGAAGCACCAACCAAAAACGATACTGAAGAACAAAACGAAGAAGTGACCGAAGAATCAACGGAAGAAACAAACGAGGAATCCAACGAACCGAAAACAGAAGTAGCTGAAAAAGAAGATACAGAAAAGACAGAAGAAGCACAGCAAGAAGAAGAAAAAACTGAAGAACCCAAGTTAGCGAAGAAAGAATCATCTAAGGAAAAAGCCGCTAAAAAAATATTGAAAAAGATAGACGATAAAAAAAGATATGATTCTACTAGTCAATTAAAAACCCTTGTTGTAATGCAAGTATTAGGCAACAGTAAATCATTTTTTGAGAGTCAACAACAGCTTATTGATAGAGTAGGATTTTTCACAGATACTACTTTGCCAGATAGCTATATTTCTGATAATAATATCGCTGGTTATCTTCTATTTGGTGGGAGTAATCAATTAATGAATGAAATGATAGATAGTCAATGGCAACAGAAATAGATGTAGGAGGAGTAAAGTTTAGAGGAGGTAAAATCTTCTTAATAATAACAATTCTAAGTTCTTTTGTAGGGGTATTATGGGGAGGTTTTGAAGCATATCAAAGATATTTAGACATGGAAGCTAAAATAGAAAGCTTTGTTAGTCCTGATTTGTCGGGATTTGATAAGAAACTGGAAGTCCTAGATACTGAATTTAATATGCTACAATCAGAAATATCAATAATACTTGAAGAGGTTGCATTAGTGGCAGATGTAGCAAAAGAACTTAAAAACGACTTAAAAGCAGATGTCCGCAGAATAGAAACAATAGTTGAAGATGTAGAAACTAGAGTCAAAGAAGATAGCAGAGAAAATTCAAGAGATTTAAAAGAAGCTATAAATAATATAAAAGACGATATGACAGAACTAGAAGAAAAGGTTGAAAAGCAAATAAGAAATGCATTAGAGAATCCTTTAAGTCAGTTGAAATAAAAGCTGATTATGGTATTGATAAACTATGACTAAGATAGCACCAAAAACAACAAAAGAGCATATTGTAAATATTTATAATAAGATTGAGCTATTAGAAACAAATCACATTTTCCATTTACAAAAAGAAGTTCGTAAATTGAATTATATTTTATGGACTATCGGATTCATGGTAGCAACTCAATTCATATCTTGGATATTAAGGATGCTAGGCTAATGGATTTACATACTCTACAGCAAGACATCATACAAGAGGAGGGTGGAATAATTTTAAAACCTTATCAAGATCATTTAGGCTATTGGACTATCGGTGCAGGTCATTTGATAAGAGATAACGAAAAACAAGAATTGATGAGTCCGATCACATATCAAAGAGGACTAGAACTATTTTTAAAAGATTTTAATGTTGCAGTAGATGACGCAGAACAATTTACTGAGGGAATGAATATTGATGATAATGCGCACGAATGCGTTATTCATATGGTATTTCAGCTTGGGTTACCACGCTTGAATAAATTCGTTAAATTTAAAAAATGTTTATCGGAAAATAATATTGAAGGTGCAATTGAAGAAATGAGGGATAGTCTATGGTACAATCAAACAACAAACAGAGCAAATCGAATAATAGAAAAAATGCAAAAAAGCGTAAAGTCAAACGCATAACAACTATGGAAGAAAAAAAAGAAATTGAAAAAAATAGACTATCATATCTTAAAAGAGCATGGATATTATTAGGAGGTAAATAATGGTTTTAGGAAAATTATTAAGTGGAGGAACAGTAAAAGCAGTAGCTGGCGTTATTGATGAGTTACATACAAGTGAAGAAGAAAAATTACAACTAAAAGCACGATTTGCTGAAATAGAGTCAAAGCTAAAAGAAAAACAAATGGAAATAAATTTAGCTGATGCTAAATCAACTGCCGGTGGAATAAGTGGAATGTTACAGCGATCATGGCGCCCCCTGATTGGTATGTCATGTGCTTTAGCAATTTTTTGGGAATTTGTCTTGTCAAAATTTATTTTATTTATTTGTGGTCTCTTTCAGTATGAAGTGGTAAACATACCAGAGTTAGATATGGGTACATTGATGCCCCTCGTTATGAGTCTTTTAGGCATGGGTGCATTACGCACTTTTGAAAAAACTAAAGGTATATCTAAGTAACGAAAGGAGTACTTATGGCTATTAAAAAAATAGAGCAGAAAGTAACAAAGTGGTGGCATGCATTCACTGAACTAAAATCATGGGTGCAAATAGTGATAGCAGTTGCATTGGTTGTGATTGTTCATAATTATATTTTGCATTAGTCATGGCTAAAAAGAAAAAGAAAGTCGTAGGATTGACTAATAAGCAAAAGAAGTTGCCAAAAGCTTTGCAAATGGCAATCTTAAAGAAACAGAAGAAGGGAAAGTAATATGCCATATCATACAGGTAGAGGAGCTCATTCTAAAGGCATGAAAAAATCAAAAATGTCAAAGATGAGCAAACCTAAAAAGAAAAAGAAGAAAAAGAAATAATGGTAAAAGTAGCGTCTATTAAAAATATTGTAAAAGACCTAACACCAAGACAAAAAAAGACAATGAATCGTCACGCAAGACATCATTCTTTAAAACATATGCGGTCAATGGCTAACGCAATGAAAAAAGGCGCTACTTTCAGACAAGCACATATTAGAGCTCAAAGGTCTGTAGGAAAATGAGTGGATTCACAACATCTAGTACTATTTCGGAATTAATTAATAAAAGACCTATAAAACAGAAAAGAAGAGTAAAGATCACTCTAAAAGCACCTCAAAATCGCAATTTAAAGGCCGTACAGAAGCTTTTAAGAGTTAGGGGTACCTAAGCACCCCAAATCTCTTATTTGCACTCTTTGTGCAGTAAATGATTAAATTTAGACCCTTTATGTAATAACTAATCGAAAAGTCTATATATCATCTAATCTTTTGACATTACTGCTTGCCATATGGAGAGTCGATTAGTAACCCCAAATTTCTTTTCTAGCTTTGAGTACAGTTTCTTCTTTCCAAATCCAGTTATCAGGATTAGGAATCAATGAATTTTTGACATCATCAGCGGAATTTACATTTTCAAGATATTTACCCATAACTAAAACTATATGCTCGCATACTTTCATTGGTTGGTGATAATCATCTAATTCAAGACTAAAGAATTCAGCACCTTTAGTTTTTGTAGGATTTTTAAGATACCATAACATTTGCCTTGCATTTGTCGCTCTTTGATAGATAGATTGTTGCATTGCATGACTCATTGAGATTTGACTAGGCATAGTTTTAGATGTTTTCAAATCTATGTAAAAATCTTCTTTTGTGTTTTTATCCTCGAAATGAAAATCTGTATAACCGATAAAAGGTATTCCCTCGATATCAAGTTGAACCTTTTTTTGATAATCTAAAAGTTCCCAGCGAAAAGCATAGTTTTGAAATGTCCT